GAAAGCTGCATTCCCATCACAGCAGATTGAGCAGCAAGCCAAAATTGAATGGATCAAAGCTTTCGTTGAAAACGACATAGGCCAAACTGAGCAACTAAAATTCGGACTGCAAAAAGCTAGAAACTATGGTGAGCCGTGGTTCCCTTCATGCGGTCAATTCATCAAATGGTGTAAACCTTCACTTGAAGATTATGGTCTACCTACCGCAGAGCAAGCACTACGAAAAGTAATTAACGGCCAAAAACGTAGCCATCCAGTTTTATTTTTAACGGCTCAAGCTACTGGTAGTCGTGAATTAAAAACCATGCACCACGAATCATTGCTAAAACTTTTTACTCGAAATTATGAAATTGTTTGTCAACGATTTGTCAATGGTGAGGATTTATCGCAAGAGATACCTAAAGCGTTACCGGCGAGTGTTTATGTTGTTACTGAGCAATCAAAGCGAGCGCAGAACGCATCAAACTTACGTCAAGTTTTAAAAAAAGGAGTTGCTATCAATTCTTAATATTTTTCATCAAAAAAACAATGGTGCGCCTTTAGTTGAGGTAGAAGATAACTTTAAAAAAGGCAGAAAGCATAGCGACAAAAAAAAGGAAGAGGTGATCAGTGATATTAACAACGGTATGCAATATCGAGATGCTCAAGCACTTCATGACGTAAGTGTTTCAACTATTTGCTTATGGATGAGAGCACATAAAGCCGGAGCGACTGGTGAGCAGTCAGTTAAAAACCCCAATAAAGCAAAGCAATACACAAAAGCAGAGAAAGCCGCAGCTGTGAGGTTGCATGAATCGGGAGTGAGTTTAAGAAAAGTTGAAGCTCAAACAGGAGTCGGACGATCAACAATCTTAACTACTAAAGCTAAGTTAGATGATGAGAGGTTTTTCAATGATCAATCAAATTAATTCAGTGTATAGGCGATTAGATGCAGGCGGACTTGATGTTGTTAGAGCCACCGAAGGAAACAAAAACACCACTTTCTCAGACGAAGTTAAGTTGAAAGTTGTTCGGGCGGTACTTGGTGGTATTACTCAAAAAGAAGCGAGTATACGATTTAAAATGAGCGAGTACACAGTAACTCAAACAATGAAAAAGTACAGAAGCGGAGAATTAACAGAATGATTATAGAAACGTTGATAATAATTTTTGCAGTAGTTTCGGCTTATTGTCTTGGCTGCAAAAGAACACAAGTTAAGTTTGATCTCATTAGCATTATGACACCAAAGCAATATCGAAATTTTACTGAGGTAAAACTGTACGTGGCAAAAGTGCTTATTTTGCTGTTATTGGTTTTGATTTTTTTAGAGAAGTTTAATGGCTGATTGCTACGACATACCAGACCTAAAGGTAAACATGAATAGCATTGGATTATTCATTAAAAGACTTTGGGAATTGGACCTGAAACAAGATTGGCGTATATCGATAAAGCCTTGGAGTAAAAAGCGAACATTAAGCGCTAATGCTCAACAGCACGTTTGGTACAAGCAAATTAGCGACTTTATGAACTGTGATGTTAGAGAAGCTGGCAATGGTTGCAAGTTGGATTTTGGCTTACCTATTTTACTTAGTGATGCGGTGATGGGGCTAAAGGTTGATTTTGTATTAAAGAAAATTAACTTTTACTCAATGACCAGAGAGCAACAAATTAACGTGATGGACCTAATACAAGTTACATCGTTATTTAGCACTAAACAGCATAATCAATACCGCGACCAAATGCAGATGTTTTATCACAACGCAGGATTGAGCTTGGAGTACCGAGAATGACAGTTCGCAGTAAGAAAATTCGTAAAAGCGCTCAAGGGCAGGATTGCCAAGTTCGGTTACCTGGTATCTGTAATTTCAACCCTGAAACAACAATCCCTGCTCATGTTGGTAGCGGTGGTGGTATGGGCTCTAAAGTCAGTGACATACACATGGCGTATTGCTGTAGTTCTTGTCACGACGAAATAGATAGGAGAACTAGGTTGATGGATGCGGAAAAAGCAGAGCTTTACGCTTGGCATGGAGTTCAGCGAACGCAAGAAATACTCATGAACAAAGGGTTATTAATTGTCGCATGACTTATCACAACGCTTGCAAACTTGGCCCACAAACTGAAGCTGAGGCCAAAAAGCTTAACTGGCAAAGGATGGATTGTTTAGCCAAGCACAACATTGAAAAACTTGATAAACAATCTGCAATGAAGTGGTTTGCCAAGCAACCGGAAGAATGGAAAGAATCAAGAGCAGCTCGCTTTACATCAAGAATTAACCAAAGGCGATGGTAATAATGGAGTCAATCAGTCTTGATGCGTATAGAAAAATGACTTCACCAAAAGCAAAAAGCAAAGCTAAATCAAAAGAGCAGGCCCGTAAGTTAACTGAATTGGTAGAAGGGTATTTAACAAAACTCCCTAAGTACGAAAAAGAAATAATGTTTCATCCGGTGCGTAAATGGCGTTTTGATTACGCATGGACGGACATAAAAATAGCATTGGAAATTCATGGCGGTGTATTTACTAATGGCCGTCATACCAGGGGAAAAGGTTTTACCGAAGATAAAGTAAAAATGAATACCGCTCAATTGCTAGGTTGGATAGTAATTGAAGCAACAACAGCGCATGTAAAGAACGGGCAAATGCTCACTTGGATAACCGAAGCGATAGAACTTAGGGCTAATAACAAAAATGCACCCAATAAAACTTTTGGCAAAAATGACACCTAAAACATTAAACCTTGGCAATGTTGGCGGTGGTAGTTCACTTGATGTAATTGATTGGCGTACAGCTTCACACGCTTTAGTTGGATTAAAACAAGAGCCTTATAATTGGGCGTTGTATAGATTCGCTGGGCATGATGACAAGCTACGGTCAGTTATTAGAACACTAACCATGACCATTACATTATTCGTTAAAATTAAAGAATTCAAAATAAAACATAGCACGTTAGATGGAATAGTCAGGGCTGCAATATTTGAATTTGCCCAGCCGATATGTGGTGTCTGTCATGGGTCGGGGGTGGTAGCTTCGAGCGCAGGAAATACAAGCCAAGAGTGTGGGTTCTGTGCAGGGCGAGGACGTAAAAAAATATCAGGCCGTGAGCGCTGCGAAATTATCGGCATTGACCACAAGAACTACACCAACACTCATGATGAAGTAATAAAACAATTAATACTCATTATGTCCACTTGGGAACAGCAAATAATTAAGAACGTTAACGATAAGATGGGAGAGGAATAATGACTACAGCACTTACACCAATGCAATCATTTGAAGAAAAAGTAAAAGAACGTTTAACTAAGGATATCGGTGATTTAATTCCTGATGAAGCACTAGTAGCTATGATTGAACGGGCAACTGAGGATTGCTTCTTTAAAGAGCAAAAAGAAACAACAGGCTCAGGCTATAACACTTCTACAAACTATAAAAATTCAGTGTTTGTGGGTTTAGTAAAGCAGCTACTTGCAGAACGTATGGACAATGCTATTCGAGGCTGGATTGATGATAACCAAGAGCTTATGGCTAAAGAACTTAAATCATTCATCGAAACAAACGCAGAAGAAGCTGTAATAAAGGGTATTGTTAGTATGTTTCAGTTGCCTTTTGAGTCAATGAAATCTCAAATACAAAGTGAAATTATAAATAAATTCAATCAGCATGGTATGTATTAACCTGCGCAAAACAATGCGCACTGCGCAATCGTGCGCACATGACAACTGCGCACTGCGCAAAAGGTGATTCATGAATTTATTTGACTCTATCATTAGCTTTGTAATGCTTTTGGCAGCTTGTGCTATTTCTAGCTACTTTACTTATACGTATGGACTTAATACTACTTGTGAGCTATCAATAGTCGCAGTTAGTTATTTTGTGTTACTGTATTTAGCTATCAGCGCAAAGTGCAAATACGATATTAGTAAAACGAATGGTGATTTATGTTTACCAGAATAGCGTTACAAAAACTTAATGAATTATTAAAGCGAGATAAGTTTATTGAAATAGCTTACCTCGATGAAAAGAACGCTACTTTATTGTTTGAAGGTAGGGCGTGTAATATTTCTTCTTTTGGTAATGTAACTTGGTCTGATGTAGAGGTGGATAATGAAAGCTAAAGCAAATAAAACAAGTTAATTGCAAACACCCCAAAAACAATGTAATATTTTCCATGTTGAAGAAATCCGCTAGTTAACTCTATGCGGATTTTTTTTGCTTTAAAATCGGGCAAAGTTGCAATTGAGGCAACATAGCGTAGGACTGACGATCCTTTAACTAATACCTTTAGTCATATTCCCTTAGTGTTTTTAGCCTCACCGATTAATTTTTGGAGAGGCTTTTTTATTTACGGACTTTAATCATGATGAACTTAATTGAGCAGCTAAAACGACACGAAGGTTTTCGCTCAGATTACTATCAGTGTACTGCCGATAAAAGAACTATTGGTTATGGTCGTAATGTAGATGATAACCCTTTTTCACCAAAAGAATTAAATATGCTAGGCCGTGATGAGTTCGATTGTGAGCCCATGACAGAAGAAGAAGCCGAAGTTTTGCTGGTTAATGATGTTAAAGCGGTTCACAAAGCTATTTGTGAACATGTAAGTTTTGGCCGACTTAACTTAGCTAGACAAGCTGTTTGTATAAACATGGCGTTTAACCTTGGTGTTCACGGTTTCTGTAAGTTTAAAAATATGATCAACGCTATCAATGCAGATAAGTTCGAGCGAGCTGCAGTTCAAGCGCTTGATTCTCGATGGGCGACTCAAGTTGGCGATAGAGCGACTGAGTTAGCTACGCAGTTAGCAACAGGTGAATGGCAATGAGTAATTTACTAAGTAAAGCAGCTGATTTTTTTAGCGGTGGCTTAGGTACTGCTATTGTCGATGGCGTTAAAAGCTATTTCCCTCCCTCGATGAGTGAAGCAGAAAAAGCCGAGCTATCAATGCGCATCAATGAGTCAGCAAACAAGCAAGCTAATGAAGCAGCGAGAATAGTTAATGAAGAACGTGCAGAGTTCAACCAACGCATCAAAGATATGGAAGGTACTGCGAAAGACCTTAAAAGTATTCCGATTGTTGGGCCTCTTGTCATTTTTCTTCGTGGTTGTCAGCGTCCTGTTTGGGGTTACGCTACTTTATATATGGACTTCATGGTGTTTAGCGATAAATGGAGCACTCTCACGGAAACTCAAGAAAGCGCGTTATGGGTGATTAACCTATTAGTTCTTGGTTTTTTATTTGGTGAGCGAGCAATTAAAAACATTATGCCGTTAGTCTCACAATATTTTAAAGGCGCTAAATAATGAGTGACCCTCACGTTTCATTTTTTAAAGTCATTTTTGATGCAGGACTTGGCTATATCTGGTTTATCTTTCTAGCTATTTGGGGTGGTACTGTAAATTATATTACTCGTCGCAAAGCAGATAAAAACCCTTTTTCAGTTATTGAATTGATTGGCGAGTGGGTTATATCTGGTTTCTCAGGGTTGATCACAGCATTTATTTGTCAAGAAATGGCTATCCCTTTGATGTATACCTATGCCGCTGCTGGTATTGCTGGCCATATGGGTGGTCGTGGTATTTATTTGCTAGAAGCATTTATGCACAAGCGCATAGGCTTATCAGGTAAGTAGCAGTGTGGTTAAACATGATTGGGTTCAATTACAAGCTGAATTCTTAGCAGCTCATGAAAGTACTGATATAAGCGCAAAAGATTGGTGTGAATCTCAAGGGCTGAATTACTCAAGCGCTAGACGTTACATCAAGGCAGCTAAAGCAAAAGCCAAAGTAAAGATTGCTGAGAGAGTCAATAAAGACAAATCAAGCGTTAGCAAGTCGCTACCAAAACCAAGAGTCGTTGGTGCTTTAAAGCATGGCGGCTATTCAAAGTACTTCAATAAAGATATAACGAAATTGGTTGATGGTACGGACCTAACTGATGAGTTAGATCTTTGTCGTGCTCGTATTCACCTGGTTACTTGTACGATTGAGGAAATTCAACGTAGGTTATCAGCCGAAGGTGAAGATAAACCAAACCCTGAAGTGGCGGCAAGTTTATATAGCTCGTTATTTAAAGCTGACAGTGCGCTTGATAGAAACGTTGCTCGCGTTGAGTCAATCACTAAAACGTTATCATCGATACGTATTGATAATGTTAATGAAGATAAAATCCTTGCCGACACTGCGCGTAGTCTTGAAATAACTAAAGCAACGGTTATTAATGCTAAAAAATCTATTGCTCAAACTGAGTTGGTTGAATTACAAGTTAAGCAAGCACGTAAAGAAGTAGGCGGCACAAGTAAGATTGATGAATACATCGATAAGAAAGTCGGTTCAAGTGTTGATCAGGTAGTTGGATAATGCAGCCTAACACGGCTAAGTACCCTAAAAGCACTTGGTTAACTGAAGAAGAACGCTTTAATTTAGACGAAGCTGAATTGTTTGAACGCTGTGAAAAGTATTTAGATTGCTGGTGGTGGCGTATAAATAATTTATACATCATCGCTAATGAGTACGGACAACCAGTTTTATTTCGTTGCCGCAGTGCACAAACTATTTTGTTTTGTGTTATGTGGTACCTAAATATTATTCTTAAAGCTAGGCAATTAGGCTTTAGTACAGCAATTCAAGTTTTCATCTTAGATCATGCGCTGTTTAATAACGATAGGCAGTGTGGTGTTATCGCTCAAGGACTGAGTGAAGCTAGGGCGATATTTGCCAGCAAAATTTTATATCCGTATGTTCGGCTTCCAAATTGGCTTAAAACGGGTAATAGAGCGATAACAAGCAAGACAGGAACAGCAATTTACTTTGCTAATGATAGTTATGTTCGTATAGCTGTTAGTTTTCGCTCAGGCACATTGCAAGTACTTCATATATCAGAGTACGGCAAAATTTGTGCTGCTTTCCCACTGCGAGCTGATGAAGTTCAAAGTGGTTCATTGAATGCTATTCATGAAGGTTCGTTGCTTTTTGTTGAAAGTACGGCTGAAGGTGCAACGGGTAATTTCTTTGAAATGTCAGTTGAGTCGATGGAACTGCTTGAATCAGGCATTGATTTAAGTAAGTTAGATTTTAAGTTTCACTTCTTTCCTTGGTTTGACGATCCTAAGTATGTTTTAGCGGTACCGCCTAGTGGTTTAAAGCTAAGTATTTTGCCAGTGTTCAAGCTGCTTCTAAAGTAATACTTAGCGACGAGCAAAAGAATTGGTACGTTAAAAAAGAAAGTTCCCAAAAAGGCAAAATGAAACAAGAGTTTCCATCAACACCGATGGAGGCTTTTCTTACTTCAGGCCGCAAAGTATTTGATAGTGAAGATTTGATGCGAGCTGAAGGGCGATGCACCAAGCCATTGCTTGTTTATGATGTGGACCCGAACACAGGTAAACGTAAAAAGGTTAATGACAAAGTTGATTTGAAGCTCAAAGCAGCTGATAAGTTAGCGCAATCAACCTTAGGTTATCTTCTTGTTTGGGAGTTACCGGATAAAGATGAAGATTATGCAATGGGCGGTGATGTTGCCGAAGGTTTAGAGCATGGCGATAGAAGTTCGCTTGATGTTGTTGCTAAATCAGATGGTAGGCAAGTTGCTCACTGGTTCGGTCATTTAGACACTAAACGATTCGCTAGATTAATGGCTCACATCGGCACCTGGTACAACATGGCCTACATTGGTCCTGAAAGAAATAACCATGGTCACGCAGTACTTCAAGAATTAGTAGAAATTTATCCTGTCTCTCGTATTTATCACGAAGAACATATTGATCGTGAAGATATCGACGAAGAAACACAAAAAGTAGGCTGGCATACGTCAGCCCAATCAAAGCCATTACTTACGGGTGGTTTTGAAGATTTACTCGCTAATGATACCGATGGCTTGCGTTGGCGCGGCACTGTTGCCGAATTAAATATATTTGTTTATGACAAAAAAGGTCGTATGGGCGCTCAAGCTGGTGGCTTTGATGATCAAGTCATGAGCTACCTAATTGCACAAGAAATGCGAGCCCGAATGCCTAAACGTCGAATTATTGATGATTCTATTGCTCCACATAACCCTAATCACTGGATGGCCCGTTAATGGTTGATCACGTTAAAAAACTAAAAGATGGCTTCACCCTTGAGCAACTAATGGACTTAATGGGCGCGGTAGATATACAACCAGATTGGCGAACCCCTGCAAATATTGCGTGTGCGTATTATGATGGTGATCAACTTAGCGACACTATCAGAACGGTATTACAAGAGCGTGGCCAACCTGAAATAGTTCATAACATGATAGGACCGACTATTGATGGCGTGTTAGGTATGGAAGCCCGTACTCGTAATGATTTACTAGTTAGCGCTGATGACGATGAAGGCGAAGAGTTAGCTCAAGCGATTAACGAGCAGTTTAAAGATGCTTGGCGTTTGGCTGGTGGCGATAGAGCTTGCTCAGATGCGTATGCCGCACAATTAAAAGCAGGCTTAGGCTGGGTAGAAGTAACAAGAAACCCTATTCCTTTTGAAGCTAGATACCGTATTAAGTTTGTTCACCGTCGCTCAATCTGGTGGGATTGGCACTCTGTTGATATTGATAGGGCTGATGCGCGTTGGAAGATGCACAAAAAATGGGTAGATCTTGACGAAGCGGTTGCCACTTTTCCTGATCATAAGGAAATTATTGAAAACGCTGTTAACGAATGGCAAGACTTTATCAAGTCAGAAGATTTTGAAGGACAAGATCCTAGTTTACATTCTGCTTGGCATGAATTTGATGGATGGGATAGAGCGCAATCAGAATGGTTAGATAGCGAACGTAAGCGCGTGTTACTTCAAGTGGTTCAATATAAAGTATGGAAACGTGCTCATGTTATTAAATTATCTGACGGTCAAGTATTAGAATTCGACAAAGAAAACCAAGTACACGTTGCTGCGGTACAAAGTGGCAAAGTAAAACTTGAGTATGCGGCATTCCCTAAAATGCGTGAAGCATGGTTTGTTGGCCCTCATAGAATTACCGATAGAGCTAGCCTAGCACCGGACGGAAAAGATTCATTAGTTGCTTTTGTTGGTTATCAAAAAGATGCTAGCGGTGAGCCATACGGCTTAGTTTCTCGTATGATACCCGCACAAGATGGTATTAACGCGCGTGTCATTCGTCTTAACTTCTTATTACAAGCGCGTCGTATTATTGCTGATGATGACGCAACCAATTTAAGTGAACGCAAACTCAAGGAAGAAGTTGAAAAGCCCGATGGCTATATCCCACTAAACCCTGATCGTAAAAATAAAAATTCTGTTAGTGATGCGTTCAACGTTCAAAATGATATTGGTATAGCCGCACAACAATTTAACCTCATGCAAAACGATATGAAGTTAATACAAGATTGTGCCGGTGTTTACTCTTCTATGCTTGGTCAAGATTCCAATGCGACTTCAGGCGTGGCAATTTCTAACTTAGTTGAGCAAGGCACGACAACACTTGCGGAAGTGAATGATAATTTCCATTACTCGCGCAATAAAGTAGCTGACTTGTTAATGGCTTATATCATCGAAGATATGAGCGAACGCGACAATGTGGACGTAACGGTTAATCGACAAGATAAAGCCCGTAAAAAGGTTATTAGAATTAACGAGACTGACGAAAACGGCAATCGCACCAATGATGTTACTCGCTTTAAAGGTCATATTGCTTTAATGCCAGTACCAGCAACGCCAACTTATCGACAACAACAAGCAAACCTGTTAACGCAAGCAATGGGTAAATTACCTGAACAAGCGCAAGCGGCAGTAGTACCTATGTTAGTTGAGTTAATGGACCTACCGAATAAAGAAGAATTCTTAAACACTATTCGACAATCGCTCAATATTCCTAAAGCGCAAGAGGATATGAACGAGCAAGAACTACAAGCATTCCAACAGCAGCAAGAAAAAGCACAGCAAATGGAACAAATGCAAATGGAAGAAATGAAAAACCAAATGCAAAAAATTGTTCTTGAGAATGAAAAATTAGGCGCACAAATTTTCGAGCTACAGAAAAAAGCGGAAACTGAGCAAGTTAAGGACGATAAGTTAGTGGCTGAAACAGAGCAAATACTTACCGATATTGAGCGCAACAAAACGGAAATAGCCGCAATGCGCTCAACGATAACTAATGATATTAACGCGCAACTTAGCGCTATACAGGTATAAAAATGACAGCAGAAGCCTTTATTGAGTGTGACAGCGAAAACATACCAGATGAACACATAGGTTTATTCACTGGTATTGCAAAGATGGCGCATGAAGTTGTTCGCTCATACTCTGAAGCGTTGCGAGAAGAACGATTACCTTGGTTCGAGTTAACCAAAGAAGCGCAAGATAAAATAATAGGTCGTGTTGCTTTCGTTGTACTTAATCCTGATGCAAAACCGCAAGCTAATCATGATATGTGGATGTTCAAAATGCTATCGAACGGCTGGAAGTATGCAAAAGTCATAGATACGGTGGAAAAGAAACACCCTAGCCTAGTGCCTTTTCATCATTTACCTACTGAACAACAAGCAAAGGATCATATTTTTAACGCGGTAGTTAGCCAAATTATGAATACCTAAACAACCAAAGCAACCACAACAAAGCCGCCTTGAGCAATCTAGGCGGTTTTTTTGTGCCTGTTTTTTAGCACAACTCGCACTGGCAGCGATACGCCTGAACTTAATAAATTCGTAACCATACGATAAATGGTCGAGGAAAGAACGTGAGTAAAAACTTTGATGAAGTCTTAAATTCTGGTGATGAAGAAGCGATTGAAGCTGCTTTAGCAGAAATGGAAACCAGTGGTGACATTCTTTTTGCAGATGAAGAAGAATTCGCCGCATTAGCAATATCCGCCGTATTAACAACAGAAGAAGCAGCACCCGCAGAAGTTAAAGCAGAAGAAACTAACGTAGTTACTCCCCCTAAACAGGAAGTGGCACAGGAATCGTTAACCCCCGAAGTAGAAACGAAGCAATCAGGCGTTAGAGAAATCGACGGCAAGTTATACGCTGAAATCTCAAGTGATAACGCGGTAATCGAATCGAAAAACGGTAAACATCATGTGCCTTATGACGTACTGGCAACAGCACGACAACAAAGCTATGACGCTCAAGCGCAATTGGATGCGTTAACACAGGAAAATACAAAGTTAAAAACTGACTTTAAAGAAACCAAACGTGTTAGTGAATTATATTCAAAGCAATTAGGCGATGCCGGATTAGATCCTAAATTACTTCCTGAGCAAATGCTGAATGACCCTGCATTAATGGCCCAAGTCAAAGAAGATTATCCGCAAATTGGTGAATTAGTAGAAGCGCTAGCCCAACAGTTACCGCCAAAAACTGAGCAAGTGGCAGCGCCACAAGCTGAAGCACCAGCAGAAGATCCAATGACAACAGTTTTCAATGAAACCGCGCATTTAAAAACGTGGATGAATGAAGATCAAGACCGTTGGGATTTTGCAAAACAAGTGGATAGCAAGCTTGCTGACGATCCTTTGTATGAAAACAAACTAGCGGAGCGACTAGCAGAGGTTGAACGTCGAACAATGGCGGCCTTTGGTGATGAACTGACGGTAGAAGCGCAAACGCCACCGAAAGAAGTTGCCAAGGAAACCCCAACCCCTGACGCTCCAATCCCAAATACACCGACTGATATCGGGCAACAAGGCAGCGATACAAACGCTTATACACATATCTTAGAACAGGATGCTGGTGAAATGACCGCATCTATGAAAGGTATGACTGAGGCGCAAATCGAAGCCATGTTAACTGATGTGTCGGACTTTCTCTAGGAAGAAACAATGACTACTATTACTAAAGCTCAGGCGGCTAAAGCTTTTGGTGCTGCGTTATTTACGCACACTCGTCGCCAAAACTCGTTTGTTAATATGCTTACTGGTGCTGCTCCACAATCAGCTAAGAAAGATACTAACAAAGGCAAAAACCAAACTGAAAAAGGCGCACCAATCGTTATGATCAACGATTTAGCGTCACAAGCCGGTGATGCGGTTGAAATGGATTTATTCCACAACCTTAACGGCTTACCTACTATGGGTGATCGCAAGTTAGAAGGTCGTGGCGAAGATTTATCTAAAACCACGTTTGAACTTGAAATTAACCAAGGTCGTAAGATGGTTGATAGTGGCGGTAAAATGTCACAAAAACGCACCAAGCACAACTTACTTAGCACTGCTAAAACGTTACTTGGTAACTTCTTTAATGACTACCAAGATGAAATCGCTATGTATCACTTAGCGGGTGCGCGTGGCTCATTTACTGGTGATGATATTATCATTCCATTAGATAGCCATAGCGAATTTGGCGAAATCATGGTTAACGATGTTCAAGCGCCGACCTATGACCGTCATATCTTTGGTGGTGATGCGACTTCATTCCAAACGATTGATGCTGCCGATATTATGACTTTAGATAAGCTTGATGATTTAGCGCTTATCCTGGAAGAACAAAGCCATCCTATTAAGCACATTCAATTTGAAGCGGATCAAATGTCAAATGAAGATCCGTTCTACTTGCTGTTTGTTACTCCGCGTCAATGGCGTGATCTGTATGCTTCTGCGACTGATAAAAAGTTACAAGAGTTACAATCTCGTGCAATGAAACGTGGCAATGGTTTTAATCACCCTGTATTTAAAGGTGATGTAATCATGTGGCGCAATATCTTAGTACGTCAATATCGTAAGCCTGTACGATTCTACGCGGGTGATGATGTTGCAGTATCTAACAACGATATGACCGCAACAACTTCACTGCAAACCGCTGGTGTTGATATTGACCGCGCTATTTTATTAGGTGGACAATCATTAGCGAATGCTTACGGTGGCTCTGCTTCTGGCTCTCACTTCTCAATGACTACTGAGAAAACAGATCACCAGAATGGTCGTGAAACGTCTATTGCATGGATGAACGGTTGTAAGAAAGTGCGCTTTGCTGAGAAATCAGGTCGCGTAAATGATTACGGCACTATGGTTTTAGATACGGCTGTTACGCTGTAACGAAAACTAAAAGCTAACGGCTTTATTGCGGTTAGCTTTTTCTTTTAATTTTTTGGAGTAAAACACATGAAAAATGTATTTTATAAAGGCGCACAAGGCAACTTGTCGCTTCACGTTATGACTATCTCTTTAGCCGCATTAGCCGCTTCTGGTACTCAAGCGTTAGAAACTGAATTACCAATTGGTACTGAAGTTGTTGGTGTTCGTTACAATGCTGAAGCGTTAGGTGCTAGCACTGCGTACAAAGTTGATTTAGTTGATAAGTCGGGTGGCTCTCGCGCTATCTTGGCAGCAATCACTTCGACAAGTGTTACTGCTGGCATTAAGCCATTAGCTCCGGTTTATATCGGTGATGAAGGCGTAAGCGATTTAATCTTAACCAATACTGGCGCTAGCGCTGCTACGGGTGAAGTAACAATTGCACTTGAGTATCGTTTCAAAGGTTACTAAGCCTTACTGATACTTTTATTA